AACACAAACTATTAACTGTGGTTTTACTAGCGGTGCAAGGTTTGTGCTTATCAAGCGCACAGATTCAACTGGTGATTGGTACACATACGACACAGCCCGTGGTATGACAGTATTGACAGACCCATATTTGCGTTTAAACAGCACAGCGGCTGAAGTAGCAACGCTTGGCTCTGTTACAACAGTTTCAACAGGCTTTGCTTTAGATGCAACCGTATTGGCGGCAATCAATGCAAGTGGCGGCACATATATCTTCTTGGCTATCGCATAAGGAAAAATCATGCAAATCAGAGTCAGACAATCAGGCGCAGTCATGTACGAAAGTGAATTTCGTGCATATCAAAAAGCCAATGGTGGCCCATCATGGGAGACAACAACAACTGAAGTTTTAGAGGCTTTGGGTGCTGATGTAGTCTTAGAAGGCGCACAAGCTACTGGTGGAACTGTTTATCAATACTCTCAAGCCTCTGGTGTTGAGCAGATTGATGGCAAGTGGTTCACAAAGTATGTGCTTGGCCCAATCTTTACTGATGGCGAAACAACTGCCGCAGAACAAGAAACCGCTTACAAAGCCATCAAAGACGCTGAACAAGCCTCTGCTGTGCGTAAAAGCCGTGGCGAGAAGTTGGCAGATAGCGATTGGACACAAGTGGCTGATGCGCCTGTGGACAAAGCTGTTTGGGCAACATATCGCCAAGCCTTGCGTGACATTACCACTCAAGAGGGTTTTCCTTGGACTGTCACATGGCCTGATGCCCCATGAAATTTGTTTGGAAAATTTCCGAATTGAAGGGTGATGACAAAGCCATATTTCAGGCTAAATATCACCTTGCTTTAATTGAAGATGATCTACGAATTGAGACAGAAGGATATTGGGACTTTGACCCTAAAAAGGCAACAATTCCAACATCCCAAGTGACCGAGGAAATGGTTGCAAATTGGATTGATCAAGGCACTACCCAAGACGGTGTAAGTAGCATAAAATCAAGGCTAATAGAGCAACTTGAAGCGGTAAAAAAACAGCAAGAAATTGCTTTGCCTTGGAAGCCGCCAACATTTAGATTAAGTTAAGGAATCACTATGGCTGTGCCTTATGACATTGTTAGCAGAGCGCTAAAAGACATTGGTGCATTGGAAGCTGGTGAAACCCCTACTCCAGACGCGGCACTTGATGCGTTTGAGATGATGAACGACATGATTGACCAATGGTCAAACGAAAACATGATGGTTTTCAATGTCACAGAGATTATTTGCCCCGTGATACCGGGTCAAACCCAGTACACAATTGGCCCTAACCCATCCACTCAGAACTTTATTGGCGCTTCTTTTACAGGCTCAATAACAGGCAACATCTTGACCGTGACAGGCATCTTGTCTGGTGCTTTGGCTCAAGGTCAGACGTTAAGTGGTACAGGCATCACAGCGGGAACAAAGATTACGCAGTTTTTGACGGGTGCTGGTGGCAACATCAATGAAGTTGGCACATATCAAGTCAACATCAACCAAACTGTTGCCTCTACTACTATCACGGGCTACTACCAAAAGCCTTTAAACATTGATTCAGCGTTTGTCAGGGTCAACACTACCGCTAATGGCCAGCCCATTACGGGTGGTGGCTTGGACTACCCAATGTCTGTTTTGGAACTGCACAGCTATCAAATGATCGGTTTAAAGACGCTGAGTGGCCCGTGGCCAAAAGCGGTTTACTTTAACCCCGGTGCGGATACGGGCAACTTGTTTATCTGGCCAAGCCCATCACAAGGTGAACTGCATTTGTTTGCTAACACCTTGTTTAGTAGCTATAACTCATTGTATGAGGATATAGCGTTGCCACAAGGCTATGCAATGTGCCTTAGATGGTGTTTGGCAGAGCGTTTGATGCCCATGTATGGCAAAGCCTCACCAACGCAAATAACGATGATTCAGACGTTTGCAGGGCAAGCTAAAGCTACCCTCAAGCGCACAAACATGGCCCCTTTACAGACTGCACGTTACCCTGACGCTTTGTTGACGGGTAAGGCAAAGGATGCGGGTTGGATTCTTACTGGCGGCTTTATTTAAGGGGCTACCATGCCAGATTTTGGTTTTGTTGGTTCATCTTATGAAGCACCGAGCATTTATCAAGATGCTCAAGAGTGCATCAACTTTTTCCCTGAAATTGATCCTGTAAAACAGCAGGGTGAGCGCGGGGTGATTGCGCTTTACCCAACGCCTGGTCTAACTTTAAAAGCCCTGTTGCCCAATATGCAAGAGGTGCGCGGACTTCATGCAGTCTCTGGCGGTGAGCAAATGATTGCCATTTGCGGCTCTTATGTTTATGCGCTAACAGCTAATTTTGTCCCCGCGGTTATTGGCCAACTTAATTCCAGTACAGGAATAGTGCGAATTACCGACAACGGCATCAATGTTTACATTGTGGACGGTGCTTATCGTTACACATGGTATATCTCAAGCCCTGCGTCTGCTGTGTTTACGGGTTCTACAAGTGGCACAACATTAACTGTTGAAAGCGTTTCTAGCGGCACAATTACTGTTGGACAATCTTTGTTTGGCATTGGTGTATTGTCAGAAACCGTGATTACTGCGCTTGGCACAGGAACTGGCGGGATTGGTACATATACCATTAACAGAAGCCAAACTGTTGCAACGGCAGTATTAAATTCTGCCGCTGTGGGTGCTGTGGTAACTGCCACTATTTCTGGCACAACCATGACTGTTTCTGCGGTCACATCAGGCGTTTTACACGTTGGTCAGACTATTAGTGGCGTTGGCGTAACCCTTGGCACAATTATTACGGCTTTGGGGACGGGTACAGGCGGGGCAGGAACTTACACGTTAAGCGTGGCAAGCACCGTAGCCTCTGGCGTGACCATGTATGGTTTGAACTTCTCTGTTCTTCCCTCTACTGATGGTGCATTTAGCGGTGCAAACACGGTTGACATTATTGACAACTACTTTGTCTATAACAACCCAACAACTCAACAATTTGGCGCTAGTGATCTTTTGTCGCCTATTTCACCAACATTGAGTTTTTCATTGAAAGATGGCGCACCAGACGATTTGGTGGCTTTGATTGTTGATCACCGTGAAATTTACTTGATGGGTGAAATTTCGTCTGAAGTGTGGACAGACGTTGGCGCTGTGCCGTTCCCGTTCCAGAGAATCCCCGGCACTTCTACCCAACACGGTATTGCCGCACCGTTTTCAATTTCTCGACTTGGTAACTCATTTGCTTACGTTTCCCGTAACAACCGTGGTCAATCACAGATTATGCAAATGCAAGGGTATATCCCACAACGCATTTCCACTCACGCTGTTGAAAACACTTTAGTTAACAAATACGTTGGTGATGCTATTTCTTGGACTTATCAACTTGAAGGCCATGAGGTTTTTGTTGTCACTTTCCCATCACTTGAATTGACATGGGCTTTTGACGCAACCACTCAAATGTGGCACAAATGGCTTTACACGACAGATAAGAACGAATATCAGCGCCATCGTGGTAATTGCTGTGCGGTGTTTCAAGGATTGGTCATTATTGGTGACTATGAGAACGGCAAACTGTACGAATTGGACAAAAACAATTACACAGACGATGGCCAGAATATCCGCAGATTGCGTAGAGCGCCACACTTGGTGACTGAATTTCAACGTCAATATTTTGAGGAATTGCAGATTCAGTTCCAGCCGGGCGTGGGGACAACGGGTATTTCTGGCGCTGAACAAGTTACTAATACAAACACCATTTATTTGGGTGATACATATACAATTACGGCAAGTGCAACTTTGACCATTGAGCCTGAAAAGACTTACATTCTTGCAACTCAGCAACCCGTAATAACTACAACTACAAACAACCCTCAAGCAATGCTTAGATGGTCAAATGATGGCGGTTCTACATGGTCAAACGAGCATTGGACAAGCGTTGGTCAACTTGGTAAATACACAAATCGTGCCATTTGGCGCAGATTGGGAACAGCGCGAGACAGAATTTTTGAAGTTTCTGTCAGCGATCCTGTGAACTTTGTCATTATTTCGGCAAATCTTAAAGTACAAGGGGCAGAAAACTGATGGCTACTTCAGGACTTTCAAGTACACAGCAAGTCAACCCCTATCCACAAGCACCGTTTTTGGATGGAACGACTAACCGTCCCTCACGGTCATGGCAACAGTTTTTTATTAACTTGTTGAACTTTAGTTCTGCTGATACTGCAACGGCAGGGTCTGCAACGCTTCCCGCAAATCCCGTGGGATTTATGAATGTCACAGTAAATGGGCAGACCTACAAAGTGCCTTACTACAATGTTTAAGAGAGCCTAAATTATGGACAACCTAGTAAATTCATTAGTTTCTCAAACAATAGCTACTGGCGGTACTGCTGGAAGTGCTAATGCAAATGTCATTGATAAACTAACCAATCAAATTTTGGCAACAAGTGACCCAACAAAATGGGCTGGTCAAGGCAAAGGTTCAGCGCAAGCTAATGCGGCTGATATGGCAAAAATTATTGCCGATACAGGCGTAACTGACATTAGCCAGTTTGGACAAATAGAAAAAACAGTTTTTGATGAAAATGGTAATAAATCAATTGAAAAAACTTATGGTAATAAAGTAACTGGTCAAGAAGTAGGAAGCACTTATGGTGAACGTCAAACTGGAAATGCCTTTGGTGGAACATTTGACGGTAAAGGTAACACAGGTTATCGAGTAGAGTTTGATGCTTCTGGTAAACCTATTTTTTACACAACTGGTGCGTCAAGTTCTGATGTGCCTAGTTGGGTAAAACCTGCTTTAATTCTTGGCGGTGCTTATCTTGGATTAAATGCCGCGGGTTTGTTGGGTGGCGGTGCATCAGTAGCGGGATCAGCGTTTGAATTAGCTAACGCTGGTGCTGGTGCTTTTGGTGGCGGTTCTACGTTAGGAACACTTGGCGCATTAGGAAATGCAAGCGCTATGGGCGCTTTAGGTGGCGAGGCGGCACTAGGAACAGGTTTGACAGCGGCTGGCGGTGGCACAGCGGGTCTTGGCGGTGCAATGAGCGCTTTAGGCGGTGAAGCCGCTTTAGGTTCTGGTTTAACTGCCGCTGGAACGGGCGCTGGAACAATGAGCGCTTTAGGTGGTCAAGCGGCATTAGGTACGGGCGTAGGCGCTGGCGTTGGTGGTATGGCCGCGGGCAATTCTTTGCTTGGCAATGCGGCATTAGGATCAACTTTAGCTAATACAGCCACAGGATTAACTGGTACGGCATTAAATAGTTTAGGTGGTGCTGGCGGTTCATTGTTAAATGCTGGTGCGGGTGCTGGTTCTGCTTTAGGAACAACTTTAGGTCAAGGTTTGGCTTTAAATGCTCTTGGTAGTGGTCTTGGTGCTGTTGCAAATCAATCTGGCATTTCTAATGCTAGGGATTTGATTAGCCAATACGGTAACACGGCAAACACTCAACTAAATACCGCTTACACAGACGCTAAAGCCTTAAATGCGGCAAATAACACAGCGTTGGCTAACAACTACACAAATTTAAACACTAGCCTAAATAATAATTTGGCTAATCAAGTTGGCGCGTACAACACAGCCAATACCAACATTAACGCAAACGCAAACAACCAATTAGGTTTGTTGGCAAATACTTATCAAGGTCAAAAAGACCAAGCCGCGGCAAATGCAAATGCTTTAAATGCAAATTATGCAAATTCCCGTGGTGATTTATATGACATTTACAATCAACAAGTTGGAATTCAACAACCTTATCAAGATGTTGGTCAAGCTGGTTCGCAAGGTTTAATTAACAACCAAGGTTACTTGACCCGTCAGTTTGGCGCAGGGGATTTGAATGAACAGTTAGCCCCTAACTACGCATTCCAACTGCAACAAGGTCAAATGGCCAACCAACGTGCCGCCAACATGGGTGGTGGCAGTTTGGGCGGTAATGCTTTGAGAGGATTGCAAGACTACACGCAAAACTATGCCTCTGGTGCATACCAAAATGCGTTTAACAACTTCAACACACAACGTCAAAACATTTACAGCACATTGTCTGGAATGGCCAACATCGGCACAACTTCAGGCGGTCAATTGGCAAGCCTTGGCAATACCTTGGGTGGTAATTTAGGTTCATTGTCCAATACTCTTGGAAGCAACCTTACAAGCAACACAGGCAACCTATTGGGTGCTGGAAATGCTTACGGCTCTAATACTTCAAGTGTGACAAATAATTTGAATAATGTGTTGTCATCTAACCTTGGACAAATGCAAGGCGCTTACAACCAGTATGGAAGCAATATAACTGGCGCTTCTAATACTTATGGTGGAAACCTTACAACAGGCGCAGGGCAAGGAATCAATGCGGCTAATTTATACGGTGCTAATTCTGCTAATCTTGCCACAGGCATAGGTTCAGCATTGGCAGGGAATGCTTCTGCTAGTGGCGCAAATACTGCAACTGCTTTAGGCAATCTTGGCAATCTTGCATTAGTAGGCTCTATGCTTAAAGCGACATAAGGATAAATCATGGCTGACTTTTCAATGAACGTAAATTACGCCAAACCCCAAGCTACAAGTCTTGGGGATATGTTGGGCATGGCTTCTGGAATTCAAAACTTCCAACAAGCACAGCAATTAAATCCTTTGGCTTTGGAAAAAGCACAAATTGAAAACCAAGTGTTGCGCCAGAAAAATGATGAGCGTTTAAAACTTCAAGAGTTCACAAGCAACCCTGCAAATTGGCAGACCAATGGTCGCATTGACATGGACAAGATCAATGCGGTCATTCCTAAGATTGCCCCATTGACAGGCGCTGATGTAATTAGTTCATTAAGTGGATTGCACAAAAGCCAAACAGAAGCGGCTAAAGCAAAACAAGATTTGACACAAACTGAGAGAAACATTATTGGTAATGTTGATCACTCACTTGGTTTGATGGGCATTAACGATCCAAAACAAATTATCAAAGCCTATCAAGGATTGATTCAAAACAATCCTGATAACCCATCTTTGGAACGCATGATCAATTCAAGAATTGAATTGTTAAACAAAGCGCAAGCTGGCCCTGCTATTACAAAAGATTTGTTGGCTGAGTCTGCATCGTTGTTGTCTATTCCTGAACAACGTAGTCAATTTGCGCCTAAAGTAAGTTTGACCAATACTGGTGGACAACTGCAAGAAACATTGACTACGCCAATGAGTCCTACAGGACAAGCGCCTAACATTCAAATGACGGGACGGGGACAGCCGTTGACGATGGCCCCCGGCTCTCAGTTTGTGCCAACAGGCAGAACTGACCAAAACAACAACCCAACGGCTATCCAATATGGGCCAAATGGACAGATATTGGGTGAAATTACTATTCCCGCTGGTGTATCGCCAAACATGATGCAAGGCGCACAACAGCCGGGCGCAATGCCGCCACAAGGCGCAATGCCACAACAGGGTGGTGGTATGCCACAAGTTGGCGCACCCCAA